AAATCCAGCCAGCTACAGGGTCGTTCGCACGAAATCTTATTTATTCAACAAAGCCCTGAATACCTGGTGTACCCTTTGAGCTCCCACCTAATGCAGTAACACGGTTTCTGGATACCAGTGTATTAATATTTATATCGGCAGAACCATCAAATCTGACACCATTAATATTTCTTGCATTCGCTAACTTCGTTGCTGTTGCAGCATTTCCTGAAAGGCTGGAAATAAATGGATGTGAGCAGTAATAACCGCGCCCATTTTTAAAATCCAGAATAGCCTGTGCGTTCGTGCTTTCTGTAGCGGGATTAGTTGCCCCCCACTTATATGTCGTTTGACCGACGACATAATCCTCTGTCGGAACAATAACCGTTAGCCCTTCCTCTGCAAGAATTTGTACAGGGAAAGCTCTGGCTTCAACATAAAAAACACTACATACATCATCATCTTTCAGGCTTGTAACAATGGAATGGATTGAACGCTCATTAGTCTGATACGTCCAGAAATAACCTGCCGCATATGAACCACGATCGGTCCAGCCTCCGGGCATAACCATGCCATTAAACTCGCAGTTATTCATTACATAATCGCCGTTATAACAACCAGTTGAAATAACGACGCGGGATGCCATTTCTCCTGAAAGGCTGGCAGCACGGCGAAAGATAACGGGATACCACTTCCCGGCAACGACATTTGCAGGGGCTGCAAACGAATACTTTCGCATTCCCTTTTTCTTATCCACTTCACCTTTGCTGTAAACATTAATGTTACTCAGGAAGCGTCCTTTATCAGGAATATCCGCACCGTTCTGATCTTTCTGAAGACGTTTTTCAGCATTGTCATAGGCAGACTTCACCGCTTTTGGTGTTGCAGCCAGCGTTTCAGAATCACTGTTGGTGGCGCTACTGAGCTGGACAAGACCTTTTCGCGCTGTGGTGGCATCCTGTGCAGTGTATTTCCCGTTAGCAAGGTCATACGCTGTCTTAACCGCCTTTGGCGTTGCCGCAAGCGTTTCAGAATCGCTGTTGGTGGCGCTACTGAGCTGGACAAGGCCTTTTCGCGCGGTGGTGGCGTCCTGTGCAGTGTATTTCCCGTTAGCAAGGTCATATGCTGCTTTTACCGCTTTTGGTGTTGCGGCGAGCGTTTCAGACGTGCTGTTGGTGGCACTGCTTAACTGAGTAAAACCTTTGGCGGTCAGCGAGGCGTCCGGGTGACGTCGTGACTGTTCATGTTCTGCAATTTTGTCATCAACGTAATCCTGCGTTGCCATCACCGTTGTGGTGTCAATGGTCAGCGCCACTGAGGCCACACTGCTGACGATGATGACCATGCGGCAGGTCTGCGAACGCCCTGAGCCTTCGGCAAGAGCTGGCTTATAACTTTCAGCCATGTTCGCCACGGCAATTAACGTTCCAGCATCATCGTACAGGCCAAGCTCACGCATCCAGAAACCGCCCACCTCCGGCGGAATAACCAGCTCTGCGATAATATAATTACTGTTTCGTTTGTCTTGGCTGATTTTGTTCAGCGCATGTCGCCAGACTTCGTGGATAAGCCCGGTCTGTCCGGCATCCGGGACAGGCAATTTACCACCGTCATCCCCGACGGCCATCGTGGTAATGTTGACCTTCCGCCCTCCCGGCGCGGTTGCCGCTGCCAGCTTTGCTGCACCAGCAGTGGTGATAACGGTTCTGAATTTTGTGCTCATTATTCCTCACTTATCCGGGGTAAACCGTAATTACATCGCCGTCATAAGCCACACCACCGGCGAACAGGTAGCCGGGAATGTCCCGGGTAATGTTCAGACCAATAAGGTGACGGCTTGCAGGTTTGGCATCAGCAATCAGCCGTTCCATTTCCTGATACATTGCCTCTGTGATACCGCTTTCCAGTACACCAATATCAAGCCGGAAGGTGCCGGGCGGGTCACTGTTTTCCCACCACTCCGTCACGTTGATGAGATAGCCGAGCGGCTCCACCACACGCCGGATTGCGCCGATAGTGCCTTTATGACAGTGGATGAAATAGGCATCGCGGATAACGGCGCGTTTTGTCGCTTCCGGCCACTTTTCATCCCACCTGTCGACCGAAAACGCCCACGCCAGCCACGGCAGCAGATTTGCCGGACAGGTATCCGGGTTCCACAGCTCACGAATACTGACCGGTGTCTTTTCAATTTCCGCACAGGCTTTTGCGGCGGCAACTTCAAGCGGTGATGAGCCGGTCGGCAGCAGTCGCGAATCACTCATCCGAGCCTCCGGTCACGACGCGGTATTCGGTACAGAAAGACGCCTGCGTATTGTTGAGCACGATGTCGGCCAGTGGTGCGGCCAGCTCGACACGCTGCACGCCTTCCACATGCAAAGCGGCATAAATGGCAGACAGACGGATGTCACGCCCCAGCCGGTGTTGTGCCGTGATGTACGCTTCCAGTTTTTTCACGGCAGCAGCGCGGATGGGTTCGCTTTCGGGGCCAGGGTAAAGGTAAAGCGTGGCGTTTATCTGGTATTCAACGATGGCGGCAGACTGCACGGTCACGCGGTCGGCCACCGGTCTGACGTCCTCACCATTAAGGGCGTTGCGCACCACCGCCAGCAGGTCTTCGGATGCCACACCGTTATTTTCACGTGACAGCACAGAGATGGTGACGCAGGCCGGAGAAGGACTGGTGACAGAGATATCTGCGACACGCCCGTCGGCACTTCGACCATGATACTGATAGGCCCCCACCGACCCGGCGACGCTTAAACCTTCAAACGCCTGCTGAATACGCAGACGATAATCGGTGTCAGATTCCATCACGGCCGGTGTCGGCGGGAGGGTCGAATCATCTGCCGGGGTGATAATCAGGCGTGTGGTGTTGTAATTGGCACCAATCACATCAAGGTCATTACCGGCGGCACAGGCCAGCATCACCGCCCGTGCAGCCTCATTCACACGCTGACGCCAGATAAGCTCACGATAAGCATTTTCCTCCAGCAGTTTGACGAGAGGCTCAGATTCCAGCGTCAGGGTACGGGCGACCGCCTCCTGCTGGTCTTCCGGGTAAAGGGAAATCAGTGTCGCCTTGCGTTCGGCAAGAATGGTTTCAAAGTCCAGCTCCTCGACCACATCCGGTGCGGGTAGCTGGTTCAGGTCGATAATCGGCATGGTTTCAACTCACAGGGATGGTTAACGAAAGTGGCTGGCCGGTGTCGTTGTGCTGACCGGTTAACGTGACCGTCATTCGCCCGTCAAAACTGCGCGCCGTGGTGACGGATGACAGGGTGACGCGGGGTTCCCATTTCAGCACGGCCATGTAACAGGCGACCTTAATCTGCAACTCAAGCGCCGGGGTCTGCGGCTGGTCAATCATTGACGCCAGCAACGAGCCGTAATCACGACGCATCACCCGTGAGCCGACCGGCGTGCGCAGGATATCGCCGATACTCTGGCTGATATGCTCAAGGTCAGTGACAGTCAGGCCATCACTGCGATTCATTCCGAGATAACGCGCTGTCATAGAGGACTCCCGGTTGTGCCGCCGCTGTCGCCGGGGTGTTTATGGGTATGCAGTACCTTACCGTTTGATGAGAGTTCACCGCCGGTGTGTTCAATGTTGCCGCGCATCGTCCCGCCCTTCTGCACTTCCAGCGTGCCGGTAATCAGCCTGTTGGTGCAGACCACCTCCGGTGTGTCCAGGGTGATGCGGGTTGACGCTTTCACCATGACCACCGGCACCGTGGCAGTAACAGAATCAGAAGCCGTCACGCTGGCCGTTTTAATTCCGCTTACCGTGAGTGCACTGGTTTCGGGTTCATACTCAATCACCGCCCCGTCAGGGAAACGGATATGCAGGGCATCCGCCGACGCAGACGGCGCGGGGTTATCGCCGGAATAAATCCCCGGCAGAACAAACGCCGTGTCAAGTTCACCGCCCACGGCCAGAATCAGCACCTGCTCTCCCACGGAAGGTGCCCACCATGTGCGCGAACGCCCGGCACGACAGGTCAGCCACTGAAGCCAGTCGGTGCACATGCCGCCGGTCTGCACACGGCAGCGACCGGCGTTAAGGTCGGTTTCGACGACAAGGCCGGTGCGAATCATGTTGCGCAGTGCGCGCGCGAGTTCCTGAATATTTGCGAGAGTGTTCATGCATGTGAGATTGCACAATATATAAAAGTTATGCTATCTGGATTCATTTGTAGAACTACCAGACAACATTCAAGGAGAGCGTAATGGTCAGCTATAATGTGACTAATGTGTGGGGGCTAATCGTTTTTTTCCTTTGTAGCTTTGCAGTATTAGCATTTTTTAGCTTTGGTAAAAGTAACCTTATGAGGCTTATTGCACATTATTTCAATTTTGGATATTCAGACAAAAAATTAAAAAGACTTGACCGCGAGTGGCGCGACATTCAACTATTTAAAATAATTAACGGAATCAATGTATCAGGCATTGAAAATGTGAGAATGATACAGCAGGGACTGATTGATGGAAAACTAAAAACATCGTATTTTTTCCTTACTCGCATCTGGGGTGACATAACAAAACCACCACACATAATTAAAACAATAATTGTAATTCTGGCCAGTATTATTTATATTCTCTTCGCATGTTATATACACAACAAACAATCCGCTATAGTAAGAGATGCCATAGGCATACCATATAAAAATATGATGTACTATGTTTATAGTGACAAAGTTCTTTTATCCTTCAAAAATAAAGCAGTTGAATTTAATAAAACTTATAGCCTTGCCGATTGCAAGAGACTGCAAAACGTATTTATAAAAGACACACTTCCTGAAATCGCCTGCAATAAGCTCTTACAGCTAAACGAGGAGGACTCCGAATGGTTAAGCCAGGAGATTAAAGATAATAACAGTCACAAAAAAGCATTATTAATACTATCCCTCGTCTATTTCACTTCAGGTCTGGTTATATTCCTGTCATATACAAAATTCTTTTACGCCAATAAGAAGGTTTTAGAATACAAAGCATCAAATAAAAATCACTCATAAACCTCTAAACATTGAGCGACCAGCATGGCCGCTCAATGTTTAATTGCGCATCAGCCTCTGTCTGGATAAAACTAACGCTCAAGGTGAGCCAGGATAATCTCTTCAATCATCTGCACATCCTCACCGGTAAAGCCGAGCAGAGGACGCGCCGGATAATCAATTTTCTTACCGTCTTTCCGGTTTTCTTCCGACAGACCGAACTGATGCACACTGGCGATTTTCGGCGACTTCCCGCCGTAAAATTCCATTGATGCCTGCTCCGGGCTGGCGCGGATATGCAAAAAACGACTGGTAATAAGTTTCGCAAACATTTTTCGCTTAACACGACCAGTCTTTTTTCTGGCGCTCTGCTGCTGGCGTGGCGCGTAGGGTGTGCCGTCCGGGGCTTTCTGTGCCATCACCCGACGCTGCTGACTCTGTCGCAGACGTTTTGCCAGTTCGGCACTCAGTCGCCGACGCCCTGACGGTGACAGCGACTCAATCAGTCCGGTCAGCCGGTCTTCAAAACGCTTAAACTCATTCATCCCACTTGCTCACCAGTTCACCATTGATATAAAGCTCCACCGGGCGGGTGACCGGCTCCGGCGGCGGAGGTTCCGGGATATTCTTCACATGCAGTGCGCCGTCCACCTCACTGACCAGCGTGCGCTCGGTCAGCATCAGACTGATGCTGATATCAAAGCTGCTGTCATTGTTGATGTCTGCATAAAACGTGAAGCCCTTTTTCTGGCCTGCGTCGGTGGTCATGATGTCTGGCTGATTTTCCCGCAGCCACGCCAGCACCGGCACGATGAGCAGGTCAAAATCACCGGTAAAGTCGGTCACAATCACGTTGAGCGTGTAACGCTTTTCGAATGACAGCGACGTCGCCAGTGTGGAGGCAATACTCCCGTTATCCACGAATATCCGCAGCATCTCGGGACTGGTTTTCAGCACCGTGACGGCATCAGTCAGCGCCCTGCGCAGGCTGTCGGGTTTGAGCATCGTTTTCGTCCTGACAGTGTTTAATCATTTTTACCTGGCTGGCACAGCGTGCCAGCGCGTTCTCAAGCTGTCGGATATCGGCACTTAAATCGCCGTTCGTCTCCGGGTCACTGCCCGGCATCGGGCAAAGGCTCACTTTCGGGCAGGCGTTGGCGACAATCACTGGCGTCGGTGCAGGCCGGGCGCTGGTGCAACCGGCGCACAGCATCAGGCAGGCCAGCGCCGTACCAGCGGCGAAAATCTTCGTTTTCATTCAGTAACCTCGTGATGGTTTTCTCGCGCTGTGCTTCACGCTTCGCCGCGTTCTCCAGTTCCTGACGCAGTGCCACCTGCGCCAGCTCGTTTTTGTCTGCTCTGGTGAGGGCAACATGAAGCTGATTTTTCAGCATGGTGATGGTCGTCTGCTGCCCGTTGGCGACGTTGTTCGCCCTGTCCAGCGAGGTGCGCAGGCTGGCGTTTTCATGCTTCGCCAGAAACAGACCGGCCACCGCCAGTGATAACAACACAACCAGCACAATCATCAGCTTTGACATGGTTCCCGCCCCTCAAAACGCTGACGACAGGCCGTGCGTATCAGCCGGAAAAACAGCGACGCCACGAGATAAATCAGCACGGTAAAAATCCACCCGGCAGCGACCAGCGCGATAAACGTCGCCACCATCACCACCAGAGCCGCCGCCCGTCTGCGCCACGGCACCGGCTGCAAAAACAGCGCCGTGACAATCTTCACGGCCAGCGATTCCGGCGGCAGCTCCCGCCCGTAGCGTTCCAGCACATACTCAGTGGCATACACTCCGACACCACCGGCAACCACACAGATAACCGTCGCCAGAATCGCCCAGGCAGCGACAAAATTGACGGCCACGCTCTGCGGGTAAATCAGTGACAGTGCCAGCATCAGCGCCAGCGACACGTTCAGCATCAGTGAAAGGGATAATTTCTTCATGGTGTTTACTCCGTTTAAGCCGGTACGCCGCCAGCGGTACGCCAGACGGTGACCAGTTTTTCCAGTGAATGCTCACGCTGACCGTAACCGGCTCCCGGCAGGGACGCCCAGATATTGCGACAGCGTGAAATGGCGCGCTCAATGCGTCCCGCCCGGATGTCATCCAGTGCACCGCGTTCGCGGATCAACTGAATGGCAAGTCTGTCCTGTGACAACGGACTGAAATCCGGCAGGGCAAGCTGTTTGCGGTAATGCGGCCAGAACAGGTAAAGCTGCTGATAGCGACCGGAGGCCGTGGATTTTTCACCGCGACGGTTAAACACCTTCGCCGGTCGGCCATGTGCGAACGGGTGGTCACTGTAGTCGGTGAAAATTTCCGGCTTCCCGTCCAGTCCGGTGACTATCACGTCATAGCCCCGGTTTTTCGTCAGCGGATGGTTTGCCGTCCCTTCGGACTCGGCCAGCATGTCGAGAAAGGCGGCGATATTCTGATGCGTGTTAATAACCGGCATTACGGTTTCCCCCTGCCCTTAAAGCGGCGCTGAATGGCAATCTCAATCACCTGATAACCGGCGATACCCAGCATGGAGCCGATACCGCACACCGCAGGCAGTGACAGGTCAGGAAACTGCACCAGAACAACACCGGCAACCATCGAGACAAAACCACCGAGCAACATGCGCCCGATAAACAGACGCGGGGTGATGGGTTCACCACCGGCAAGCACCTTGCCGACAACAATCAGCACCCCAATCATGAAAAGCGACAGGACGCTTTTTTCTTCTGCTGTCATGCGTTACTCCCACAGATTGACAGTTTCAGCCACGGGCGCGGTCTGAACGTCGGGCAGTTCGACGGCGGTGCCGTGTGGCAGCACCGCACCCAGTTCAGCCAGTCCCGGATTTGCGGCGAGAACGGCTTCGACCACGCCCTCAGTGCGCCCGTAATACCGGACACAAATGGCGTCGAGCGTGTCGCCCTGTAGCGCAAAGGTCTTCATCAGATTTGACTCACGATGCAGCGCGGCTTGTCCTGGATACGCGCCACCGCCCAGCGCATATCCCGCCACAGTTCATCAATGGTGCTGTCAATGCTGTCAGCCTTCTTGTCGCCTTTCGCACTGGCATCCACGCCGCGATAACGCTCATAAAGCGACGCGGTCGCCATCGCACACACGGCGCGCTCGTAGTAAAAAACTTTGATGCTTTCACCGTCGATGTCGTCCGCCGGGACGTCCGCCAGACGCGTAAAACCGGCGGCAATTTTCTGTTCGCGGTACTCGTACAGCTCCGCATTCGTCTCCGCCATGCCTGACTTGATGGCCTCACGCAGACGGGCGGGGGCGACGGTCTGCTCAAGGCGCATACGTTCCCGGACGCGCTTCGGGTCGATATCGGGAAAAAAGAACGTGTTTTTAATCACCGGCTCGTCGCCTGCCGGTTGCGGGATGACCACCGTACCCTCACCGGACACGGGAGCCTCCTTTCGCGGAATAATCAGCGTCATCATGACTACCTCTGAAAAGTCGGGCGGTGGACGCCGGTGCAGTGTCAGGTGATTCACCCTCACTGACCGGCGTGCCGCCCTGGCGCGGGGCGCATTCGGTTGTTAACTGGCTTTCTTTTTCGGGCGTCCACGTTTTGCCGGTGTCACGCTCCGGGTCTTACGCGGGGTACGGGTGGCCGCTTTTGGCTGCGGCTCCGGCTTCGGTTTCAGCTCCCGCTCCAGTCGTTCAATCTCTTTTTTGACGCCTGCCTGACAGTCGAGCTGTGTCGCACGTTGCAGGTGCGCCAGCGCACCGGCGGCATCACCACCGTCACGCAGAAACAGACCGGTGATTTTGTGCAGCTTTGCGCGCACTTCATCAGGCATGTCAGCAGCAGCGGTCAGTTCAAGGGTGTCCGTCAGCAGTCGGATATCCACGGATTCACCGGCAGCGTGAGCGCGCATGGCCGCAAGCGCCACCTCCTCGGTGAACATGTACGGCGGGGTGCGGCGGTGTTTACCCGGCATGGTCAGCCCGTACTTCAGGGCATAACGGGCAATCTCCAGCGCACCGGCAATATCGCCGGTATCCAGACGCCACAGCATGACCGTCATCAGAATGTCATCCTGTGCACCTTTGCCCTGCTCCAGCACGCCGCTCACCCACGGCAACCAGAACGGCAGCAGTTCGCGTTTTTTTGCGGCCTTCAGCTCTTTTGAATAAATCGCTTTCAGTGTGCGCTGGTCTGCGGCCAGCTTGACCAGCATCTGCTCATAGACAGTTGCATGTCGCAGCGGGGCGGCTTCCCGCTGCGCGGTCATCGCTGCCGAGACCCGCATCATGTGGCGCTGTGCGGGACTCGTCATCGGTTACGCTCCCGGCTCTGCGGTCGCTTTAGCCGGTGTGGAGAAATCACCGACCTTAATTTTTTCCACCAGACAACCGGCGGCGTAGTCTTCCACCACGTAATCAATGTTCATTGACTCGTAGTTCTCCACGCGGTCGAGTTTCGGGTTTTCCACAATTACGCGGCGATGGCTGTCATCCATGTAGTAGATGGACAGGTTTTCCAGCTTCGTGATGAGCATCGCATCCGCCGGGAAGTACGGGACGCGCACCGCCGGCAGGTTACCGATGCGTTTCTGGCTGATGATGACGTCAGCGGCCAGTATTTCGCTGTTGTCCTGCTCCCTGTTGACGATGGGGAAATACTTGTCCGCCAGTAGCTGGCGACCCACAATCACCACAAGGTCAGGGTCTTCCTGATACCACGGCTCAATCAGGTTGTTGGTCGCATCCATCACCAGTGCGTCAAGGCTGGCATAATCACCGCCCTTGCCCACGCGGATGACCTCAGAGGTCGTGTGACCTTCCTCGTCAGTAACCTTGCTCATCACGCGCGCCGGGGCTTCATTGCGGTATTTCTGCAGCCAGCCGACCGCCACATCCTGCAGCATCGGATTGCTGCTGCGGTCAGAGGTTTCGGCACGCCTCACGCCGTTAAAACCGGCCATGATGAAATCAAGGGACTGGCGTTTGATAATGGCGTTACGGACACGGAGCTGGAAATCCTGATAACGCGCCCACAGGTCCAGCGTTTTGTAGCGGATATAAAAATCGAAATTAATCTGGTCGCATTCGTACTTGTTTGACGCCAGCTTCGAGAAGTCCTTCGGCTGACGCTCGGTGCCACCGGCGGTGTCGGTGGTGCTGGCAATGGAGCCGGTGACACCAATACCAATTTTTTCCCCTTTCATTTCGCTGACCGGCACAATATTGATGCGGGTCAGAAAGTCAGAGGACTCCTGCATGGTGTTCATCAGGGTCTGAGTGACCGACGGTTCAACGGTGAATTTTTTCGACACATCACCGGCGTTGATGCCGTTCAGCTCGGCAACACGGGACAGGTAGGCATTAAATTTAAAGCGGGTTTCCTGGCGCATAGTTTTTCCTGAAATTAAGGGTTAATCGTGAAGGTTTTCCCGGACTGACTGACGCCGGTCAGCAGTTCGTCATCAGGGCGTCACCGCCACCGCCGGTGGCCTTGCTGCGGCGCTGCTGGGTCAGACTTTCGGTGTGGTCGAGACTGTTTTTCAGGCGGGTGAATGCCTGACTGGTTTCATCCGCCCTGTCAGTCACATCCTGCTTAAGTGCGGAAAAGGCAGTTTCCATCTCAGCGAGGCGCTGCTCAGTGGCGCTCAGTTTTTCCTGCACATGTTCAGCGACAGCGGTCACCGCTTCATGCACGTCATTCAGACGGGCGTCATCGCTGGCCTGTTTGCGGCCAAAAATGGATTTCACCTTTTCGGTCAGGGCGGTGAACACGGTTTCAGGCAGGTATTCAAATTCCAGCTCAACGGGCGTTGCCACTGAAATCAGGTTTTCAGGGCTTAATTTGAAGCGGTTCAGAGGGTTGTGTTTTGCCGTGCGGCAGAATTCCAGGTATTCCGTACCGAGGCTTGCCGGGTCATCGGTGACGGCCAGACCCACCAGATAACATTTGCCGGTGTTGGCAAAGTTCGGCTGAATTTCCATTGAGGTGTAGACCTTCTGCGCGGCCTTGTTCATCGCGATAAGGTCATCGGTCGGGGTGATTTTCGCAAACAGCGCCCATTTGCCTTTCAGCGCCGAATCATCGTCAATCTTTTCGGCCTTCAGTTCGGCCACATCGCCATAACGTTTAAAAATACCGTCAGGCAGGATGCCGCGCAGATGTTCCAGGTTAATGCGGCAACCATAGACACGCGGGTCAAAGGTTTCGGCCATTTCCTGAATATCCTGCGCACTGATGACACGCCCGTCACAGGTGTCACCCTCAACGCCGATACGAAAGAATTTTGAGACTTTTTTTGCCATTGTCAGGAGTCCTGAATAGTGATTAGAGGAGTCACATGTCGGCATCAGTTTCCCGACGATACGCATCCTCCGCCATCAGTCCCGGATGGCTTATCACTGACACAACAGCACCTTAGCGAATCGCGGGGCGCGACTCAGTAGCCTTGCCGTGTATTCATCACGGCGAGGTATTCATGACCATCACCACAGACACCACTCTTTTACACGACCCGCGTCGTCAGGCGGCGCTGCTGTACTGGCAGGGGTTTTCCGTGCCGCAGATTGCCGCCATGTTGCAGATGAAACGCCCGACGGTGCAGAGCTGGAAACAGCGCGACGGCTGGGACAGCGTTGCCCCCATCAGCCGTGTCGAAATGAGTCTGGAAGCGCGGCTGACCCAGCTCATCATCAAACCGCAGAAAACCGGCGGTGACTTCAAGGAAATTGACCTGCTGGGACGCCAGATTGAACGACTGGCACGGGTAAACCGCTACAGTCAGACCGGCAACGAGGCAGACCTTAATCCGAACGTCGCTAACCGCAACAAAGGCGGGCGTCGCAAACCGAAAAAGAATTTTTTCAGTGACGAGGCCATCGAAAAGCTGGAGCAGATTTTCTTTGAGCAGTCTTTCGACTATCAGTTGCACTGGTATCGCGCCGGGCTTGAGCACCGCATCCGCGATATCCTGAAATCCCGCCAGATTGGCGCGACGTTTTATTTTTCCCGCGAGGCGCTGCTGCGCGCCCTGAAAACCGGCCATAACCAGATTTTTCTGTCGGCCAGTAAAACGCAGGCGTATGTGTTCCGCGAATACATCATCGCCTTTGCCCGTCTGGTTGACGTTGACCTGACCGGTGACCCGATTGTCCTGGGCAATAACGGCGCAAAACTGATTTTTCTCGGCACCAACTCCAACACCGCGCAGAGCCATAACGGCGACCTGTACGTCGACGAGATTTTCTGGATCCCGAATTTTCAGGTACTGCGTAAGGTGGCATCAGGTATGGCCTCACAGAGTCACCTGCGCTCGACCTATTTCTCCACCCCGTCCACGCTGGCGCACGACGCCTACCCGTTCTGGTCGGGTGAACTGTTTAACCGGGGACGCGCCAGCGCCGCCGAACGCGTGGAAATCGACGTCAGTCATAACGCCCTTGCCGGTGGGCTTCTCTGTGCGGACGGCCAGTGGCGGCAGATTGTCACCATTGAGGACGCCCTGAAAGGCGGCTGCACGCTGTTCGACATTGAGCAACTCAAACGTGAAAACAGCGCCGACGATTTTAAAAACCTGTTCATGTGTGAATTTGTTGACGACAAGGCGTCGGTGTTCCCGTTCGAGGAGCTGCAACGCTGCATGGTCGACACGCTGGAAGAATGGGAAGACTATGCTCCGTTTGCCGCCAATCCGTTCGGCTCACGTCCGGTATGGATTGGTTACGACCCGTCACACCGTGGCGACAGCGCCGGATGCGTGGTGCTGGCACCGCCGGTGGTGGCCGGTGGCAAATTCAGAATACTTGAGCGTCACCAGTGGAAAGGCATGGACTTTGCCACCCAGGCGGAATCCATCCGCAAACTCACCGAAAAATATAACGTCGAATACATCGGTATTGATGCCACCGGCCTCGGTGTCGGCGTGTTCCAGCTCGTGCGCTCGTTCTATCCCGCCGCGCGCGATATCCGCTACACGCCGGAAATGAAAACTGCAATGGTGCTCAAGGCAAAAGACGTTATCCGCCGTGGCTGTCTGGAATATGACGTCAGCGCCACCGACATCACCAGCTCGTTCATGGCTATCCGCAAGACCATGACCAGCAGCGGACGCAGCGCCACCTATGAGGCCAGCCGCAGCGAGGAAGCCAGCCACGCCGACCTCGCCTGGGCGACCATGCACGCCCTGTTAAATGAGCCACTCACCGCCGGTATCAGCACTCCGCTGACATCCACCATTCTGGAGTTTTACTGATGAGTAAGAAAAAAGGGAAAACACCGCGACCTGCGGCAAAAACAATCACCGCCAGCGCCCCGAAAATGGAGGCATTCACCTTTGGTGAGCCGGTGCCGGTACTCGACCGCCGTGACATTCTGGATTACGTCGAGTGCATCAGTAACGGCAGATGGTATGAGCCGCCGGTCAGCTTTACCGGTCTGGCGAAAAGCCTGCGTGCTGCCGTGCATCACAGCTCGCCGATTTACGTCAAACGCAATATTCTGGCCTCGACATTTATCCCGCATCCGTGGCTTTCCCAGCAGGATTTCAGCCGCTTTGTGCTGGATTTTCTGGTGTTCGGTAATGCGTTTCTGGAAAAGCGTTACAGCACCACCGGTAAGGTCATCAGACTGGAAACCTCACCGGCAAAATATACCCGCCGTGGCGTGGAGGAGGATGTTTACTGGTGGGTGCCGTCCTTCAACGAGCCGACAGCCTTCGCGCCCGGCTCCGTGTTTCACCTGCTGGAGCCGGATATTAATCAGGAGCTGTACGGCCTGCCGGAATATCTCAGCGCCCTTAACTCTGCCTGGCTGAATGAGTCGGCCACGCTGTTCCGCCGCAAGTATTACGAAAACGGCGCACATGCCGGATACATCATGTACGTCACCGATGCCGTGCAGGACCGCAACGATATCGAAATGCTTCGCGAAAACATGGTGAAGTCGAAAGGCCGCAATAACTTTAAAAATCTGTTTCTCTATGCCCCACAGGGGAAAGCCGACGGCATTAAAATTATCCCGCTCAGTGAAGTGGCAACGAAGGACGATTTTTTTAATATCAAAAAAGCCAGCGCCGCTGACCTGCTGGACGCGCACCGTATCCCCTTTCAGTTGATGGGCGGCAAGCCGGAGAACGTCGGGTCACTGGGAGATATTGAGAAAGTGGCAAAGGTCTTTGTCCGCAATGAGCTTATCCCGTTACAGGACAGAATTCGGGAAATAAACGGCTGGCTCGGTCAGGAGGTCATCCGCTTTAAAAACTACTCACTGGACACTGACAACGGTTGAACATCGCCGCCTGCGGGCGGCTTTTTTACACCCCGTCATCACGCCCTCACACGCTCACCACCGCACAAAACACCCCGCAGACACACCAACGCCTCAACGGGCAGACTAAGCGCCATTACGACGCGCTGAGACGCTGAAAAAATAAAATCAGCACCACCGCCAGCGCGCAGTGCTTTCCCCGCCTCGCCCGCCCGCTTCATGGGGCGGTTTTAATGCGGTTGCACAGCCATGTCAAAGCCATGTCAACACTAGCAGTATGTAAAAAGAGCAGATATAAGAAACAAATGCAGTTTCATGCAAAAAGCGACACACATCATGTCATGAAACAAAGCCGCTAATGAACACTTGCTTTGGTTATCTTAAGGTTTTATCTTCAGCCTAACCTATTGATTGCATGAAACTAAAATGAACTCTCAGCAAGGAACGACTATATGTCAGATTTCGAAATTAAAATTGATTTGAATGTGCTAAATCACCTAGGGATGAGTCTCTATTCCAATACTCCCGCGGTACTAACTGAGATTATATCAAATGCATGGGATGCAGATGCTCAAAATGTAGAAATTACACTTGATGTTGAGAAAGGAGAGGTCATCATTAAAGATGATGGTCATGGCATGTCTAAAGATGACATTATTAATAAGTTCCTAAAAGTCGGTTATGCTCGCAGGGAACATGGAAGAGCCAAAAGCGATCATCTAAAACGTCAAGTTATGGGCAGAAAAGGTATTGGTAAGCTTGCCATGTTTTCACTTGCCAATAAAATCCAAGTTTATTCGTACAAAAAGGGGGAACAGCCTCAGGCCTTTGAGGTAGATGTCAAAGATTTACAGCAAAGTATCAAAGAATCAAAAAACTATATTGCTGACTCCCTTGAAATACCCGAAAATCTTGCTTACGGCACTACAATTAAATTATTTGAACTAAAAAAAGCCATTGATAGGACTCAAACTTACCTCAGAAAGCGAATAGCTCGTCGATTTAGCATTATTGGCCCCAACCATAACTTTACAGTTAAAATTAATGGGACCGATATTACACCGGCAGATAGAGATTTCCTTTCAGATCTCGAGTTCATTTGGGAATTTGGCGAATCCGACCCTGAAAGGATAAAATCCTGCACAAACATCACACAAAAAAACATATTACCAAATACTATTACCTTTGAAGGAAAAGATGTAAAAGTTAGTGGGTACATTGGCAGTGTAGTTAAGCCATCACAGTTAAAGAAAGACCCTGAAATATCTAACAACAGCATTACTGTAATCTCTCACGGACGTGTTTTTGAGGAGGACATATTATTAGAATTTGGAAGTGCTAAAGTATTCACCAATTATCTGGTCGGTGAAATAGTCGCCGATTTTCTAGATGATAACGAAAAGCCTGATATGGCAACATCTTCTCGTCAAAAACTACAACAGAATGATCCAAGATACCCTGTACTTAAAGGTTTTCTGGAAAGAACGCTACAACTAATCGATAAAGATTGGGATAAATGGAGACGCGAAAAAGGAGTAAATGAAGTTAAAAGCAATACTCCAATAGTAAGTGAATGGCTGAATTCTCTCAAAAAACATGAGAGAGAAAGTGCCGAAAAGTTAATTGGACGAGTAAACACATTCCGTTTTTCTGGTAATGAGGAAGAACAAAAAGCAGCAAGAAAAACCGTATTAAAAAATACGGTATTAGCCTTTGAAAGACTTAGAATTCAAGACAACCTTGATGCATTAGATAAAATAAGCAACCTTCAATCAGAAAATTTTAAAGATGTATTTGCATCTGTCAATGACATTGAAGCAAGCATGTTTTATGAAATTACTTCGCAACGCCTTAAAGTAATTGAAAAATTCCAAAAAATAACTGATGAAAATCAGCTTGAAAGAGCTGTACAAATGTATTTATATGATCATTTATGGTTATTGGATCCTTCATGGGAAAGAGTCACAGGCACATCTGTTATGGAGCAAACATTGACCAAGGAACTAAAACAGATAAACCCTGATGCTGCTAGCGGTGCTCGTATTGATATCGCTTTCAAAACCGTTTCTGGCAAGCATGTAATTATTGAGATGAAACGACCTAAAGTGCACCCAGATATAATGAACCTAGTCGCACAAGGTAATAAATATGTACAGGCAACGACACAATGGTTCTCCAATAACCCTAAAAATTGCCCAGGTGGAAATATACCGCATATAGAAGTAATATTCCTGGTTGGCTCTGGATATTTACAAGAGAACCAACACTTTATAAATATGCAATTACTTTCTATCAATGGAAAAATATTGACATATAATGACCTAATCGTGCAATCAAAACAAGCCTATGCTGAATATCAAGACAAAAAGAATGATGCAGCTAGAATTATGAAAATAGTTGAGGGAATCTAATTATACCCCCCTGTTTTTTGACAGGGGGATGACATAAGTTTTAAATATTCATTTCTGACAAATGTTTTAAAATAGTTTCACCTACGACCTCACCAAGCCTAACAGGAACAGCATTACCTATTAAACGCGCAACTGTTCTCATTTCAATTTTTACATCATCAGGCCAAAACTCATACTTTTCTGGGAATGACTGTAATAGCGCAGCCTCTCTTAAACTTAATGCTCTATTTTGGACAGGGTGCCCAAAGCGTCCATTCCCATATCCAATACATTGAGTTGTAATTGTCGGTCCAAGTTTATCCCAACACATTCTCCCATATACAGCAGTATATGTAGAACCACTTTCTTTTGTATGACATTTTGCTCTTAGCTCTTCTGGCCAATCACGCCATGTTCCACCAGGTTTTGATGCCATTATTCTTTTTATATTAATATCAGATAATGATGCAGAGCGATGTAGTTTATCTCCAGCGTGAACAGCACCGGCACTAATTTCAGGAAGATTACCGATTATATCTCGCACCGTTTTATAATCATTCTTCTCATGAGTTGGTGGAATCATTTCTATTTCTCCATATTTTGATGCCAATAACACTAATCTTGAACGACTTTGTGCCATTCCATAGTCTGGACAAAACACCACCCCATACCAAACAAAATAGCCATCATTTTTAAGAGACTTAATGAAGTCCTTAAAAACCTTATGATTCACCACTCGGGGAACGTTTTCCATTGTAATAATATCTGGCTTTGCAAATTTAATTTGCTTAGCAAAGCTATAAAGCAAAGACCATCTTTTATCTTTTGAACGTACTACCCCTAATTTAGCACTATTGGTATAGCTTGAAAAAGGTTGGCATGGGGCACAACCAGCCAAAACTCGAACCTTCGCTCCTTCGAAATATTTAACTAATTCGCCGTCCTCAATGTCTGTAACACTTTTCTGGACAAAGAGTGATTTATTATTTGTCTCATAGGCAAATCGACAGGCTGCATCTATATCATAACCTGCAACTACATTAAGCCCCGACTTCTGAAGACCGTGAGTCAAGCCACCCGCGCCACAGAATAAATCAACAACCTTAATCAAGATAAACCTCCTTCTAATGCTGTGGGGATTGTAGCATTGTTCTTTCTCATCATCGATGTTTACTTGATGCTTGATTTGTGAATACAAAATCAAGCATGTCAATCATTATTGTTAGTTTGTTTCAAATCCCGCCCAACCATCAGAAATCGGATATGAAAACGTTTTCCCATCATAATTTACGGTCGCGCCACGCGCCAGCGCCTCAAGCTCCCATCGCTGCGGCCTGATACCGTTCTGAGCAAGGTCAACGCGGATACGGGTAATTTGCATTCTTTCCGACCGGGTCAGTCTGGCCGATGGTGCAATTTCATGTGGTTTTAACGGGCTTCCGTTTCTTTGCTGACGACTTGGCGTTCTCCGACCGTGTTTTAATGCACCTCTGAGCGCCCTCACGACCTCCGGGTCACTCCATTCGATAACACCGTCATCAACCAGATTAAGCACTGCTGCGGCGTGCTCAGAAGGTGTGGGAGCCGGTAACGAAGTATCACCACCGGTGAGTTTTCCACAGTTATTGACAGGACTCCGAGGCGCGGCGATGCCGCTTTTTAAAGTCAAAGGCTGAACGACCGGAACTTTCGGCACAATGCGCCAGTCCGTCGTTCTGGTGATATGAATATGACGCGCGCCGAGATGCGGCGCGTAAATGCCGACCACTCTCTCGACCTCTTCCTCGTACTCGTTAACGTCATCCGACGGGCTACGGGCGACCCTGACAGTCTGACAATCGCGCGGGACATTTGCCCCACCCTGCGCGCTGATATACAGCGCAAAATCGCCACTGTCTGCGGCAGCGCGTGCAGCCTCGACGCGTTCGTCAAACTCATCAGCAATGCTGACGCCGCGAGGCAATTTGCGTAGTTCACGGTAAGCCCCCATTGTCGGCAGGCCAACCGTTTTAAATTGCGGAATGCGCCACGTTGACGCCCATGCGGTAACAGCCGCGGCAGTGTCTTTCAGCGGCCTGCCGGTATCGTTATCGAGCTGACCATCCAGTGCATAGCCGTCGATGTTTTTTGAAATGTATTTCGCGATATATCCCGCAGCACCGCCCCGGTTAAGGTGCTTTGCCTGAAAACGGTTTCGCGCGGCTCCTCTTTCGTCACCATCCTCTTTGAGCGCATAGCGACGCATGATTTCGATAATCTGGTTACGCTGGCGTGGATTACAAAAAAGCATCATATGCCAGTGCGGCGTTCCGTCGTGGTGTGGCTCGACGACACGCAAACCGTAGACCTGTAAATCATTATCCTTGAATGCCGTGCGCATCAGGCTCCAGATGCGGCAGAGATAACGCTGCGCATCCTTTGGATTAAATGCCTCATCGTTCCAGCCGTGATTTAGCTGGACGGTTTTACTTTCGCCTTTTCCAACCTGACGTGTCGGGTGATACTTTGACGGCGCGGTGAGCGTGATAAACATCCCCACATCACCCTCTGCTGCGGCGTAACGCTCAATACCAGCAATGGTGTTCATCAGCTCCATCCGGCGAATTTCAGGATTAGAAATACTGCCCATCACCTTACTGATAAGGTCGATGCGCTCGCCGGTTTCCCTGTTTTCGAGATCACACGATTTAAGAAATTCCAGATTTGCCTGGCGGCGCGCACGCACATCACGAATGGCGTGTTTACTGGCATAAGGAGAACGGTCTTTATTGACCTCCCCGACAGCTATCAGTAACGCTTCATGCCAGCGCATACGCTGGCCTTTAAGCTGATGAGTCCACCACTCATCGTTAAACAGACGGGCAATGGCAGAATATGCCTGCCTCGTGGTCATCTGTCCTTTACGGTATTTTTTCCAGTAGAGAGGGGAAATATTGAAAGCTCGTGCAGCGCCAGCAACATGACCATACAGGTGAGCCTGAGCCTCATCCGTAAACAGTGATTCTTTTTCGCCATGCGCATCCACCCAGGCATCGCTGAGTTCCTCATACATCATGAAAAGCTGCGATGAGATACGGGCGGCAAACTTTTTCAGCTCCTTGTCATTCATTCCCGGCAGGCGCGCATAGTGGTCACGCTCTGCCAGAAACAGCAACGACGTGTCGGTGTTCATTTCATGGCGCTGATTCACACGCTCAATGCGCGGCCATAAACGACGCTGAAAAGTGGATGTGAGGAAATAAAACCCGTGCACCGGGCTTTTATTGCGCCGGATGTAGTCATAGCGTGAAGTAAACAGCGAGCGCAAAAAGTAAGGCAGGCGGTTAATCGTGGATAAAACACCTTGCACCTGACGCATCTCGTCACGTGTAAGGGGTCTTTCGCGCCCGACGGCCTCGCGTGGCGCGTTCCATGCATAAGCACCGGTCGTCTTACCGGTGCCTGCGGCAAATGCTGACGGAGGGACAAAACGCCCGGAGGCTTTAACGGCCATATGAGCCAAAAGCCTCTGAACAACGCTTGCTGAGTTGCTCAACCTGCGCGTTTAAATCAGCAAAAGACTTTGCGCTTCCGGTCAGAATATCGTGATGCATCAGGCCGGAAACGAGCTGGCTTAATTTCGGGTAATAACCAACCACCGACAGCCATTCCTGACCGGCGTTTTTACCGCTTTCCGCTCTCTTTTTCTCGTGGAGAATAAACTGAAAGCTGTCACTGGTAACGACATAACGTTCGCCAATTTCAATACGAATACTCATGCCGTTCTCCGGTAATGTTTGTTTTTTGCTTCAAAGACTGACTGACAGGAAACACAACGCGTGGCTGACGGATAAGCCGCACGACGGGCAGCAGGTATTGGCGCGTCACACTCTTCGCAAACCAGCGCAGAAGCACCGCAATGTTTTACCCTTGCCGCGTTAATCTGCCGCTCCAGTAATTCAGCCTGTTGTTCCTGAATAAAATCTACGTTGTCCGGCATTATCAGCTCCTTTTATCGTTAAGTTTTCTGGATACATCAGCGCAATAACTGGCAAGTTCTGTCGTTAATTTTGTCAGTTCATCCACTGAGGAAATTTGCTTGTGGAATACAGCGCGTTTAACAAGTAAATTGACCACATCAGACAGGAGGTTTAATTCATTCTGATAAATTGCGATAACAGATTCAGTTATGTCGCGTTTTTCTTTATCAAGGCAAAGTTGAATAAGAGACAAATCGCCATTTTTCATAACGGCGATTTTTAAGGCGTTATTCAGTAATACAACAGAATGAGAACAGGACATCAAAGCACCTCCCCGCGAGACAATCCGATATTGTGAAATTTTTCCGACTCCTGACTGAGCAGCTCTACTATCTCCACGCGGGATAACTCCGCCTTTGTGATGTGGCGAATCATGGCGTCAAGATGAGAAGAAAAGCGCGTCGCAGCGTCGGCCTGTGCTTCGGTTCTGGCCTGTTGCAGCAGTAATGCGTATTTACCGCACTGATTTTCAGAAACTGTATGCATGACTTTCTCCAGGCAAAAAGAAGCCCCGCACAATTAAGTGCGTTAAAAACTCTGGTTAATTATTTAATGCAGATATTGCTCTGGTTTTACCGACGTCAGAATTGTCGGTGCATACTCAAACAGGCTGAATAATTCACGTAATGCACGGAATAAAGCATCACGCCAGTAACATGACTCTTCATTAATTCGCCAGTATGGCTGGTTGAATTCTTTTTCAGTCAATCCGGCATGCATAAATAAAGTGCGACGCTGACTGACTGTTAAAAAACTAATATATGCATACTCACTTGCGCCAACCTGACGGCGTTTTGAGAATGCACCACGCAATTCATCAATTGCACAAACCAGCCGTTCACGTTCGACGTCGTTCATTTCTTCAAAACGCATCGTTGCGTGACGCTGTTTTAACTGCGCATGAAAGCAAACCGTTAGCCGTTCGCGCTCCATCATCTGATTATAATAATCACATGTCTCCTGCCAGCGAGGAACGGCAAGATGCTTACCAATTATCCGGCGCATAGCTGCTGGCTGTTTTTCAACGAGATTGAGCGTCATCACTGTCATTTCCAGACCCTCCGGCTTTTCAGAAAGGTCAGAGCCTTTTTTAACGGACTCTGTTTTTTGGTGCGGATAATGATTCCCTTACGCCCCTTACCGTGGGTGATGGTGAAGTCAATCGCCCTGGGGCTTTCGTTACGCAGTAACTGAGCAATACAACGCGGTTCACTCATAATCACAACCCCATCCACAAAAGCCATGCATCACGCTGTTCAACTGGTCGGTTATAAAACGCCTCTCGTACAGCGCGATTAAACTCTGGAATGAAAACCCACTTCTCACCGACACGAGCGTTCGGCTTACTTGGATCACGAAGCTCAATAACTGGCAATTTATTCTCTTTTACCATCTTGACTACAGCCGTTTCTGGCTTACCAAGTAACTCTGCAAACTTAACCGTATGTACCGCATCAATCGGGTACTGAATCACATAGTCATTGACTTCCATTGATTAGCCCTTTTTGCTTTCGTGTTACCCTTATTAGATCCAGTCCCTTCTAGGTCGCCCCTGTCCTTTCTAGGGACTGGCTAACACACTCAAAAGGTCACCAATACACAACCTTTTGACGGGAATATAAGTCACCAATAGGTTACTGTCAAATGCAGACATTCGAAAAACTGAAAGCGATTAGGAAAGCAGAAGGCTTAACACAGGCGAAATTCAGCGAAATTAGCGGGATAGCTCTAGGAACAGTCAAAAATTACGAAAGTGGGCATAAAGACCCTGGTCTCAGCATCGTTATGCGAGTCACAAATACGCCTTTATTTAAAAAATATACGCTCTGGTTAATGACTGGTGATACGTCACCACAAGCTGGTCAGATCGCGCCGGCTCTCGCACACATTGGGCAAAAACCAACAGAATCAGACCACTCCGAAAAACAGACTGGTTAACACTCTATAAACATTACATTTTCACCATTTGTTACCAAGATGGTGAATACAGCGTCAGAGGGCTTTCTTATGTCAATTAAGAAGCTCGATGATGGACGCTATGAAGTGGACATTAGACCTCGCGGTCGCGACGGAAAACGCATCCGCAGGAAATTTGAAAGAAAAGCTGAGGCTGTAGCATTTGAGCGATACACAATCGCCTACGCCAGCCAGAAAGAATGGGCAGGTCAGCGAGCAGATCGCAGAACTTTGAGTGAGTTGCTGGACATCTGGTGGAAATATCACGGGCAAAACCACGAGCATGGAACAAAAGAGTTTAATCATCTGCTCAAAACCATCAGCGGCATAGGTGATATACCAGTGAGCCGGATGAGCAAAAGAGCTTTGATGGATTATCGTTCCATGCGACTACGTGATGGTATCAGTGCCGCAACGATAAACCGTGACATGTACCGATTATCCGGCATGTTCACAAAATTAATTCAATTGGATGAATTTTCCGGGCAACACCCAATTCACGGACTGCCGCCACTGGCGGAGGCCAACCCTGAAATGACGTTCCTGGAAAAAGCAGAAATCGAAAAACTGTTAAATGTTCTGGATGGTGATGACTTACTTGTCGCACTTTTATGTCTGAGCACTGGAGGAAGATGGACGGAAGTTGCCACGCTAAAACCAGCACAGATTACAAATTGCAGGGTTACCTTCCTGAAAACCAAAAACGGTAAAAAGCGAACCGTGCCGATTTCTGAGGAACTGGAGAAAAAAGTTAAAGAGGAGGCCAGCGCTAAATTATTCAAAGTTGATTATGAGAAGTTTTGCGGGATTTTACGCAGAGTGAAGCCAGATATACCACCCAATCAGGCAACCCACATCCTGCGGCATACATTCGCAAGCCATTTCATGATGAATGGGGGCAATATAATCGCACTGCAACAGATTCTGGGACATGCGAGCATTCAGCAGACGATGGCCTATGCGCACCTTGCGCCTGACTACCTGCAAAATGCCGTCGCGCTGAATCCTCTAAAAGGCGGAGTGACGTTATAAATTTCCCTTCTGAGTGTCCACATAGTGTCCACACTCTCAGAACTTTGTAGCCCTTCCAGTCCCTTATAGGTTTTCTTAAGTTACTGTTTTCTTACGGAAACCGATGTAAGTGATTGATAAAAAAAACCCCCACATCATGTGGGGGAAGACAGGGATGGTGTCTATGGCAA